ACTGAGTCCGAAAAAACATATGTCCATAGAGGAATGGCTCAACGATCTTTCACCAGAACTTGGACACTGGCAGAAGAAACGGAAGTTAGATCAGTTGTATTTGAGGATGGGTTACTAAGTATTACTCTTGGCAGAGTCGTCCCGGAACACCACAATAAAAAAGTTTGGTTTTAACTGACATATGTGGTATACTAGGGGGTGATAAAACACCCTCTTTTTTATGGAAGTAATTACCGAAGGAAAGGTAAAAACCGTATATCAAGGTGATGATGCAGAGCAAGTCATTATTGAGTATCATGATAAAGTCACTGCAGGAAATGGAGAGAAGGAAGATCATCCTTTAGGAAAGGGATCTCTCTGTTGTAGTATTTCTGCTTTGATTTTTGAAAAACTCTCTAAGGAGCATATTCCAACTCATTATATCAATATGGTTGGTGCTAATAAAATGATTTGTAAGAAGGTAGGTATCGTTCCTTTAGAAGTTATCTGTAGGAATCGTGCTGCTGGATCTATTGTTCGTGAGACAACTCTGGTAGAAGGTGCTCCACTACCACAACCTATTGTGGAGTTCTTTTTGAAGGATGATAGTAAGCACGATCCTCTCCTGACACCAGACCGTGTGCGTCTGATGGGATATGATCCAGAACCTTTTGTTAAGATGACTCTAGAGATTAATGATTATCTCCGGCAGATGTTTTATATCTTGGGTATTGATCTTGTAGACTTTAAAGTCGAGTATGGATATACTGCTCACGGAGAGTTGCTACTTGCCGATGAGATTAGTCCTGATAGTATGAGACTATGGAAGATTGGTAGTGATGAAAGGTTTGATAAGGATCTATTCAGAAACGATGAAGGTGATATTGTACCTGCCTATCGTGAGATTCTTGACCGACTACAACCACTGGCAATTCAATGAACGATCTTAAAATTTATTGCAAAACTGAAGACGACCAAACAAATATTGTTGAGTTTATTTTCTCTCAATATGATGATGTGAAAGTATGTACTTGGGAACCTGATCCTGTGGAAACAGGAACATGGGGAATGTTTGTTGATGAGTTTTCACCAGAATTAGTTAGTAAGTTGGAACAGTATCTTGAGAGTGAAGATTCTTGGGAACTTGATGAAGAAGTTGAAATAGTGTTAGAATGAAGCACCACATCCCTGATGAGATTAGAAAGAACTGCTTTGATTGTTTCAAGAGTTTGAATGCTGCTGAGAGAGCAGTTGTTTTACTTGGTGAGGATGAGTATCGTAAATCATTAGATCTTGATAATGATGATGCTTTATGTTGGAAGATCCCAAGTAAGGAATCCACAACATTTGTTGGTTGGAATCCTATGTGTATACCAACAATGGATTACATAGTATGGAAACTAAAACGTCGTGAACAAATTGCGAAAGGAGAAATTCACTAATGGATTATAAAACTGCTGGAGTTGACATTATTAAGGGTCGATCTTTTGTGGAGTATCTAAAGGTATTGGCACCTAAGATTGGTGGTTTTGGTGGAATGGTGGAAATTCCATCGGGATATGAGAATCCTGTATTAGTATCTGGTGCTGATGGTGTAGGCACTAAAATGAATATCTGTAGGATTGCTGATGATTACAACACCATTGGGCAGGATCTTGTTGCTATGTGCGTCAATGACGTTATATGTTCTGGTGCTAAACCATTATATTTTCTAGATTATATCTCTGCCAAATCACTTGATAGTAACGTAAGTGATATTGTGTACGGAGTCAATACCGGTTGTGCTATGGCTGGAATGGAATTGATAGGTGGAGAAACTGCAGAGCATTATAGACAAAATGATTATGATGTTGCTGGATTCTGTACTGGTATTGTAGAAAAGCATGATATTGTTGATGGTAGTAACATCAGAGAAGGTGATGTAGTCATTGGTATTGAGAGTAGTGGACTTCATAGTAATGGATATACTCTTATTAATGATATGCTGTCTAGAGATTTAATCTCATATGAGGAGATGCCAGAACTGCTGAGACCAACCACCATCTATGCCCGTCTAATCCAGTACCTGTTGGATGAAGTTCCTATCCTAGGCATGGCACATATTACAGGTGGAGGACTGCCTGAGAACCTTCCTAGGTGCCTTCCAAAGGGTCTGACTGTTGACGTGGACTATGGTGTATGGGATGTCCCAGAAATGTTTGAGACTATTCAACTTGCTGGTAACATCTCTGACGATGAGATGCGAAACGTATTTAATATGGGTATTGGATTCTGTCTGATCGTACCGGCAGAAGTAGTGGAACATACACAATGTCTTATCGCAGATACTCCATTCGGTATGAGATCTTGGATTATTGGAAATGTTCGAGAACAATAACATATTTCTGCTGCTGTTGATACAAAAGTGTATCATAGTGATACACTAATTTCTAAATATTTACGTACTTACAGAGGACGACTTATGAACTTTACGGCCGCCACTCTCACTGTTGGAATGTTTATGACTATTTTTATCGGTGGTCCCATCTCTAGCATACTACCCTAATGGTCCACCCACAAACTTATATCTAACCACACCATAAATAAAACTGAATATCGTCGCCGCTGAGGGGTAACTGGCAAAATCCAGTTGACACCCCTCTTTTTTCTTGGTAAAATATATGAAAACAATGCTCTATGGGTAAAAAAACATTTAAGAATAAAAAGAACGATGAATGGGTGTTTGATGAAACTCCTGAAGTTCGTGCTGCTATTGCAAAACTGCACGAAGATATTCGTCAACGTAAACTCAAAGAACAAGACGACAAATTTGGATACGATACTAGTGGAAAATGACTATTAAATTTATTGTTTTAAAATCTGGAGAGCAACTTATCTCCGATATTAAAGAAATGGCTGTCGGGGAAGAAGATGATCAAAAAGTTGTTGGTTACTTTCTTTACAGACCATGTATTGTTAAGATGAAAAATCCTGGAGTAATTGATCAGGAAAAAAGCAAAACTAAAGCAGGGTTTGAAGTAACTTTGATTCCTTGGCTTTCTTTAACACAAGATGAAGTTATTCCTATTCCCTCAGATTGGTTGGTGACTCTAGTAGAACCAGTTCCCCAACTTGCACAAATGTACACCGAAGATGTTTTAAATTATGGAAAAGACAATCAAAGCGATTCTGCTGACAAACAATCAGGTATTGGTATCACAAATTGATGAGGTTGCTGCCTCAGTGCCTGGGGAACCAGATTGTAAACTGACCAATCCTTTTCTTCTAGTAGAAGGTGGTATGTTAGAATCTTGGATGATGGATGCAACCAGAGAAGATGTCTTTATGATTAGTTCTGATAAGATTATCACTATCGTAGATCCGACTCCAACTCTAATCGAAAAGTATGAGGACCTGACTAAGTAATGGCACTATCTAAACAAACTCTTGATCATCTGTGTGATGCAGAATCTCATATTCGTGCTGCAATCAAATCTGCTGCAGTGAATGAGAAACCCATGGTTGTCAAACAACTTGCGGACTTGCTTCATGGACTTGAGCAATGTAAAAAGTTTGACGAAATTATGGACATGCTTGATAATAGAGAACCTGGATCTAATGGTATGTTTGGTTCCTTTTTTAATGACGATGACGAATGAAGTTTTACACTAATGTTCAATTAATTGGTAATCAATTCCTCGTTCGTGGAGTTGAGAATGGTAGAAGGTATGAGTTTAGGGATGAGTTTTTCCCTACTCTATTTGTGAAAAGTAAGAAAGATACTAAGTATAGAACATTAAGTGGAGAACCTGTAGAGAAGATTCATCCTGGCACAGTTCGTGAGTGTAGGGATTTCTATAAAAAGTATGATGATGTGCAGGGATTTGCCATTTATGGTAATGATCGATACATCTATCAATATATTTCAGAAAAGTATCCTCAAGATGAAATCAAGTTTGACATTAGTCAGATCAAACTTGTAACCATTGATATTGAGACTGCATCTGAAAGGGGATTCCCTGATGTAGAGTCTGCATCAGAAGAGATCCTTGCTATTACTATTCAGGACTATAATACAAAGAAGATTACCACTTGGGGTGTAAAACCTTTCTTCAATAAACAGGAGAATGTTACTTATTATCACTGTCCAACAGAGCAAGAACTACTAAGTCACTTCATCAATTTTTGGATGATGGATGTTCCTGATGTTGTGACTGGATGGAATATTCAGTTGTATGATATTCCAT